TTATTACCTTTCATTAGTTGAGCATCAACTGCTTCCAACATCTGTTTGTCTTTATTCTCATAAAATTTCTGTCTCGCTACAGCTCTACCTATAGGCATTTTTGCCAAGGCTAAGTCTCCACGACTGACTGTTCCATTGTAACGACCTTCTTCTCTCACGAAAGAAGTAGAAGCCATTTCTGGAACTTCCGTAGGTAAGATAAATGACCATCCTTCTGCTTCTCGCTTTCCTACATTAGCTATGTCATCACTTCCTCTCATGCTGACTCTAATCCAACGTAATTGCATTCCCTCTGATTCAAATTTTTTTTGAACAGCTTTAGGAATATCTAAAGCATTAGGCTCCTCGAATGTCCATTCTTCTTCTCTAGTATTAAGTTCTCTTTGGTCTTCCGTACGTGATTTTATTCGTGTATTAGTTGTTGTCATGTTTTTATCTCCCACGTTATTAAACAGTTGTATACTCACCATCAGCTCTGATAGTTTTTTGTTTTTCTTGAGCATACTTTTCAAGAGGTATTCCCCATTTTTGAGCTAACCGTACATCTTCTTTTGTAAGCTTAACTTTATTATTAGAGCTTCTAGAAGTACGTGAGCTTCCAGACACTACTTGAGCAGGTTTTATCGTTTCTGCAGTACGTTCTTTTGTAGCTTCTCCTTGGAATTTATGTGGAAAAGCTGTTACCATTCTTTTATTGATTTCATTATAGAAATCATTATCATTAGGATCATATCCTTCAGCTTTTAATTCAGCATCTATTGCTAAAGCTGAAGCTGTCATTATTCTATCAGGACCAAACCATGAATTTCCTGCAGCCCATTCTTCAGCTCTTGGATCAGGACCTTGTTGTATAGGTTGTTGATTTTGAGCTTGCATAGGTTGTGGTTGAGGTTGGTTTTCTAATTGATATTTTGTTGCTCCTAATGTTTTTAAATCTATCTGTGCTTCATTTAAAGCTTCTTGAGCTGCTAAAAGTTTTTCTTTATGACCACCTTCAAAAGCTTCTTGATATGAAGTACGTGCTAATATTATTTTATCATTTAATTGTTTTTCAGTAGACTGTAAATTAAGTTTGTTTAATTTATTAGACTCTAAATCTTTATGATATAAATTTGCACGTAAACTTTCTTGTTCATTTATAAGTTGTTGTATTTGTTCGTCACGTTCTTTTCGTTGACGTATTAATTGTTTAATTCTTCTCTGAGCACCTTTTGTTTCAATTCCTTCTAATTCTTGAGGAACTGTTTCTGCTACAGTTTCTTTATCTTTTTCTTCTATCACTTCTTCTTTTTGAATAGGTTCTTTAGTTTCTGGTTGAATAGCTTCAGCCTTTACTTCTTCTTCTATTCCTTCTTCAACTTCATATTCTATTTTATTTTCTTTTTCGTTATTAGCTTCTACTGTGCTCCATGTTTCTTGTTCATTTGTCATTTTAAAACTCCGTTGTTTACGAGACAATCGTTATTACGTTTTCGTTATTATACTACGAATACTATGTATTATACAAATTTAATTTGATAAACTTGATAAATTAAAAGTAAGATCTAAATCTTTTGGGTCTTCAACTTTCATCATAACTTGGTCATCAAATAGTAAGATTAATCTTATTCCTTTATAAAATAATTTTATACCTGCATGTTTACCATAGCAAACATAATCTCCTTCTTTACACCAAGCTCCTCCAGGAAATTTATCTGTATCTTGATAAGCTAATTTACCAACAGATAAAACTTTTCCAACTGTTGTTAAATATGCCATATCTTCTTTAGTTGAATTAGGTAAAAGAATACCACCTTTAGTTGTTGACTTAATTGATATTGGTCTTATTAAAAGATTAAACCCTGGTAGTTCAGGTAATATTTTAGGATCTTCTTTCTCTTCTGCATCTGTAATCCACAGATCGTTTTTCAAAGCTCCACCCATTTGTGCTTGTTGCATTATTCATCTTCCTTATTAAGTTTATTATGTAGTTCTATTATTTGTTGTCTAGCCCATTCTATTCCTTGAACAGAACCAACTAATTGTCTATAATGAGGAAAGTCTTCCACTTGTCCAGTACCTAGATTTTCTTTTAATCTTAGAATTTCCTCATCATAAAATTTTAAAAGCTCGTCAAACATAAATTAAATTTCTGCACATGCATAACAATTAATTTCTAATCCAACAGCTACTTCTCTAACGATAGGTTTTTTCCACATTACTTTTCTCCTTATATATATAGTGTACTTTTTCTAGTTGATTTAATTGGGTCTGGGTATTCATAAGTTTCTTCTGGGTATTTATTAACAACTCCTAGATGAGGTCTTGCAGCTACAGAACCTTTATCAACAGGTTTAGTAGTCCAATCACCAAAGTCTTTTCCAAAATTATTAATATGAGTTGGTTGATTATTTTTCATCATTAGTCTTCTCCTTTCTCTGCTTTTAAAGCAGCTTCTGTTATTAATTTAGCAGTAGTAAGCTCTCGTTCTCTTTTATCTTTATCTTCCATTTCAGTAATTCTAGTTAAAAGTTTTAAAGCTGTCTCTCCTTCTTTAGATTCAATTCTAGATTCTTCAATAGCAACTTTTGTTAATAACTCTAAAGATTTTATTTGTTGCTTACTAATTCTATCACCTTGAGTTTTTTGTTCTTTCATTACATTACTAACTTTTTTATCAGCAGCTTCTAATAATAATTGATTTTCTTTTAAGTCTAACTCTTTTGTTTCTAAAGCCATCTTAGCATTATTCATAGCAGCTTCTACTTTTAATTTTTCTGCTTCAAGTTGTACTTTAGCTTGCTCTAATGAAACTAATTGTTGTTCAGGTGATTGTGCTTGACCTGCAGCCATGTTAGCATTTAATACTTGTTGTGCTGCATTTCCCATAATTATTTCAATGTTTTGTGGACTTTGTTCTTCAGGAGGAAGTTGTTCTAAACCAACTCTAGTTAAGCCATTCATTTGTTCTTGATAAATCATCATTGAATGTTCTTGTATATTAGCTTGTAATACTGGAGCTACTTTTGACATGATAGGACTAGCTCCATTTTGAGGGTCTTGTAAGTAAGCTGTCTTAACTTGAATATGTGCTTTATGATTTTGTCCAGCAAAAGCTTGAATAGGTATACCTTTAACAACAGCTAAAATATCTGTAACAGGATCTAAAGGTTTTGTTTCTGGTTTAGTTGGTAATATTTCTTCAAGGTTTGGCATGTTAGCAGCACGTAGTATAGTCCTATTTAATGCTTCAATATTAAACATACCAGGAGGAGATTGTTGTGCCATTTGTAATGCCATATTAGCTAACATCATTCTATGAGCATTACTTGGAATATTAGGATCACTTACTGGTATAACATCTATTGTACCATCAAAGTCTTTTTTAAATATAGACTCACTTACATTAGGAACTTCGTACGGATACTCTTGAGGTAAATATTCATAATCTATTCTTGCAAGTATTTTAAATTCATCTCTTTGTGACTTATGTAATCTTTTATGAATACCTGAAAAGAATTTACTAGATGCTTCTAATAAAGCCATTGTAGTACCAACAGGTCCATAAGATGCTGCATCAGAAACTATTTGTTCTGTACTATCAGCAAACTTTTGTCCTGCTGCAGTAACAAAGTTTAACATATTAAATAATGTTTGAGAAGGTTCTTTATATGGAAGAGGAACTATTGCTTTAGAAAGATCTACACCAGTTGCTTCAATCTCTTTAAATTCTCCAGGAGCTATTGGTTCATTGTCACCAACTATTCTTACTCCTTTAGCTTTAAACCCACCAGGTAAATTAGCAAATTGTCCAGCATCTATTAATGATCTCATAGCTGCTGTAGCACTCATAGTTAAATTACCTAAGAAATGCATAAGTCCTAAACCATAAAAACCAAATCCAGGAACAAATTTATAATGTACAAAGTGACTTCTTTTTTGTTTTGTATCATCATCAGGAGAGTAGTTTCTACGTATACTTAAAACAGAACCTGATGATTCTTCTACAGTAATAATATAAGGATGTGCTTCATCATCATCACACATAGAATCTTTTATATTTAAATCTGTATGTTGTTCTAATAAAACAAATTGAGAATCATTATCTCCTGCTGGAGATACTCCAAGAATAGTATCTACTTTATCAGCAAAACCTGTTGAAGGAATTTCAGAAGGTTCTCCTATATCAGCATCTATATAAATATCTGCAGCTATTTCTTTTCTTAGATCTCCTGCATTTTTATAAATAACATGAGTATATCTATCTGCATTTCTTAAATTGGTTGCAAAGTAAGAAACATAGAATTGATCAATAGGAACAAATTCAGATACAGGTCTTTTTAAATTAGCATCATAATAAACTTTTTTAAATGCTGATCCTATTAATGGTAAATGAAATAACATTCTTTCAAACTCATCAAAGTATTCAGGCATCTGCTCTGTTATTTGATAGTTCATAAAGCTTTCTACTCTATTTGCTTGACTCTCTTTTTCAGGAGTTACATTTCCTAATATTTGAGATTTAACAGGACCTCCTGGAGGAAATAATTCTTGAGATGCTTTAGCTTGAAATTTTACAGCAGACTCTATTAATAAAGGATGTACTGCTGTACATGCACCTTCAAATGGTTCTGACGTTTCTTGTATCTTTAATCCTAGTAGATCAAAGCCTTTCTCAAACATAGACTCCCATTCAGAACGAGAATCTTTATCGGCTTGAAATTTATCTCTAACATTTTGTGAAATTTCTGCTAAGTCTTCTTCATCAAAATCTTCAACTAAATTAGCATAGAACTCTGCAATCTCTGGTTCAGGACTCATCTCAGTAGACATAGAAGAGAAGTCTACAATAACTCCTCCATCTTCTGATGGTTCAAATGATATACTTTGTTCTTCAACGTCATCCATATCTTTTTGATTTGTTATTTCAATAACATTAGTTACTTCTTCTGGTATTTGTTCAAATGGATTCTTTTCTGTTGCCATTATATTGTCCTCTGTGTATTATAATTATCATAAGGATTAGACATAATTCTACCTCCTTTAAACTTTTGATCTAAAGTTTTTAATACAGAAGATGTTCCCTCATCATTTAAAAATATTCCTATATTTGTAGTATCAGATTCTCTCATTGTAAAACCATCATAACCTAAATCTTTTAATATAGGATGTAAATCTTCGTGTTCAAGAAAATTTCCTGCACCTTCTTCATAAAATTCATTTTCTTTTAATGTTTTTAAAAATTGTTTTTCATTTAAAGTTGATTCTCCTAAAGACGGAGCACCATCATTATATATTTTATTATTTCTTTTTACCCAAGCCTTAAATCTTTTATTTTTTAAAAGTTCATTAAATTGTTTTTCATCTGTTGGATCAAATATATTTGCATTTTTATTTATTCTTAAAGGATATGTTCTTGCTCCTGCTTCATATTTTTTAAAATCAGATTTACTTCTCATAAATGAGTCAGCAAATTTTGGATTTGGTGATACAAATAAAACTCCTGTACCAGTTTGAAAACCTTCTCCTTTAAATGGTTCTTTTGTTCCGTGATAAGCTTTAATTTCTTTTCCTACAGGAAGATTAGGATATGTTCTAGTACCTATTTTTTCTTTAAAAGAAGGATCTAATAAAGACTTTATAAAATTTTCTTCTTGTTTAGCAGTAACTTTAGGTAAAGGTTTTTTAGAAGGAGTTATTTTCTTTGCAGCTTTTTTTGCTGTTTGACTTATATATTTAGATCCTGGAACAGCCATGCCTAGTAAACCTGCTGCTGCTCTAGGTATACCATAAAGATCTCCACTAAGAGTTTGCTCTACTCCTTGTTTATAT